GCTGAAGGTTGGCCCTTCAGATGTTTTTTTAGAAACTCCAATATTTTCCCACATCTTATTTCTTTGTGACGCTGACATTTTAGCCGGTATGCTGGAAGCTGGTTCTACTGGAAGAGCCCCTCTGGTTCCCAGAGATTCATCATATAATTTTACACTTTCCTTATATTCACTCTCTCTTAAATATTCCCTAGGTAATATTTTTCTTGGAAATACAACTGTGAAATTTTCTCTTGTAATTAAATCTTTTTTGTAAGCAGGCCCCTCGTATCGTTCAATTAGATTAGTCCTTATCTCAACTGAACTGAAATCCGGAGCCAGTTCCTTTACGCCTCCATATATATATTTCTGTGTACCAATATAAGCAAAGCCATCTTTCTTTAAATCACTTAAGAATTTCTCAGGCTTTATACCTTCCTTGTTTAATTTTTTTACTATATTTATTACATCCCTATTCGTCCCTTTAGCAAGGTCTGAAGCATCCTTTATGCCTGATATTTTCTCAGGCAATGAGAACCTAAAGTTTTTAGTTTCTTGGTCTAATATAGATACATTTCTATACTCTGGAGGAAGAGCTTCCTTACTATCTCTAGATACAGTTGCTGGAGTAGCGTCCTTTTCTCTTATTTTTATTTCATTTTCAAATGGGGCGCGCACTACCGAAGGTTCTAATTCAGTTGCTAGCTGCGGCTTAACATCTCTTGGTCGGATAGCTACACGATGTAGTTTTTCAGGGCCGGCAGGTATAACAGTCTCAAATACATCGGCAGTATTAAAATTTGAAGACTTTCCCAGCCCCCTTGTATCTACTGTTTCTTTAACTTCAGCGCTAAGTTCTCCATACTTTCCAATATACTTACCAGCTCCAGCCTGACCTTTATCAAATTTACCCTCACCAAAGTAAGCAGGAATCCTAGCCCATTCTCCAACTTCGTACTTAGCTGGTTCTATTGATGAAGGTCTCTCCATCTGAACAGGATTCATTTCTCTTAGTTGAGCTTGTAAATCAGCCAAGTGAGCCTTGTCTTTATCTAGCGCAGCTTTGAATTTCTTCAATCCAGATACATCCGCTGGTTTTTCTCCAGCCTTGCTTGAACTTAATGATTCTTTATATAAATCCTTTTTACTGAGAATATTCCAATTAGTTAAATCATCTAATAAAAATCTATTGGAAAAATGCATATCCTTAATATTTTCTAGAGCTGATTCTTTCATTGCTATTCTCTTCTGAAAATCTTTTATCTCATTTTTTAAAGTATCTCCCCTAGTAATAATTCTTTCTATCTTTGGTACTATCTCTCCCTTAGTTTCAGATATTGGAACATCAACAAATTCACGACCTCTAGCAACAAACTTTTTAGGCGGAGAGCTCTTTACTAAATTTAAATCTTTTATTTCCTGACCTATAATTTCCAGCTCCTGAATTTCCTCAGCTTTCATACCCTCCGGTACAGGCTCTCTTTTCAACTGTTCTCTAGGCAATTGCTCTGGAGCTGCTTCTTTAAATGACAAGAAGCGCTTATTAAATGCTATTTCAGCTTCCTCTATAGATTCTGCATATATTCTATCTCTACGCGGTAGGTCATCCTTTAATATAATATCTTCCTTGCCTTTTTCAAGTTTACCTGAGAAGTGTTCAAACTCAACGTAAGGTTTTGCTTTTGGATTATCTTTTGTTGCTGGAGGCTTATCTACTGAACGTACTAAATGAACAAGATGGTCTCCCATTCTCTTGCGCTTTGCTGGTTTACCTAAGCTGACAGGCTCACGCTGGGTAAGCATCTCCATGTCTACAAACAGGTTTGGACTGTCCTTTAGAAATTTCATACCACTATCATATAAATTATCAACAGTCTTACTGCCATATACTTTTTGTCTGGCTACTTCTGGCGTATCTCCCATTGCTATAAACTGATTCATAGCTTTTTGTTTAGCACCAACCCTATCTAAACCGCTTGTTATCCCATGCATTAATACAAGAGTAATTCCATGAGCCAAGCGCTCTTCAAATGGAATATCTTCCTGACCCATATCTGACATATAAGCTCCAGCCATAAACATACCAAAATATTCTCCAGCTTGTATTGATTTTCTCATTCCTCCAGTAAAATTACTTGAAAATATACGAGTTCCAGCTGCTCCAATGCCTGTAAATAATCCAGCTGTAACAGCGTCAGCTTGAAGTTGTTCCCAGCGTAGACTAAGAGGACTGTCAGGCTTCATATGCGTCTGCCCATATAAAGCGAATGTACTGAAATTTCTCACTCCTAAATCCATAGCCTTAGCATACTTTACATACTCTGGGCCTCTGGCCGCTATAGATTGTATACCGCGTCTATACATTTCGCTCTTACCAAGAATATTTCCAAGCCCTCCCCTTGGAGCTGCTTTTATAAATCCAGCTACCTCAGCAGCATCAACTTGTCCGAGAGGCCCGCCTGCCCTAGCCATTGTTCCAAGAAATTTTTCTGTAGCTTTTAATGAGTCAAATGGCTTACCTGCCTTCTCAGCGGCTCTAGCGGCTGTCAATATTTTTGATATATAATGAACACTTTGAGCTGCTTTTATAGGTATACCTACGCCTCCTGTAAGCAAAGAAAATGGTAAAGCTCCTAAAACAAAACCGGTTCCAGAGCCAATAGCTCCTGCAAGCTGTTCACTAAAACCCTCAGCTTCAGGAAGCTCAGGTTCATACATACCAAGAGGCCAAATAGCCTCCCAAGCTCTCTTGGCAAAACGCTCTCCTAGGCCAACATATTCTTCTGTATGTTGTGGTGCATATGAAGGAACTTCTTCAGCTATACTTGGTAAACCTGTGGGGGTAGTGCGTTGTTCTGTAGGCGTAAACTGTTGCTTACGCTGTTCTAAGCGGTCATATACAGCTAATACATCTTCATCGCGATAGTTTGTTAATCTAGGATACTGTTGTCTTAATGAATCCAGTACCTGCTGCTGATTATAAGGGGGAGGCATTGTTTGTATTGCCTATTCTATGCCGCCAGATAATATATCTTCTATATCCTGTTGATTTTGTAATTGTGCTTCTGCGGCATCTTGAGGACTAGCATAGACTCCACTTATAGGTATATCTACATCTTCAAAAGCAAGAGCCGTAGGAGAACCTCGGCCTATAGCAGCAATATTCAAAGCTCCCCTGCCAACGGCTCTAGCTCCCTCACCAATAACATCTTTAGCTTTAGCCATTGTTCTACCGTAAACTGTCTCCAATTGTTCATATATTTTTCTAGCTTCTTTTTCAGTAACATTTCTATTTAATATTTTACTTAATGTTTGCTTAGCTTTACGAGCATTAAATATTTTTCTTTTTTTATCCTTAGAAATCCACATAAAATTTTCATCTTTCCATAAAGGTGACTTACTTACTTTCTCAGCTTCAGCGCTTATTTTAACTACAGGTTCAGGTTTTGGTTTAGGTTGTTTTGGCGGTGGCGGAGGCTGTTTTTGCATCCCCATCGCTGTAAGCCCTTCAACTCCTGCGGCTTCAACCATAGAAGAAAGCACCGTATCATAGTTACTTAGAATTGCTTTAATTTGGCTAGTTGTTCCTACATCAGCCGCCTCTTTATAAAGACCTTGTAATATGGAAGCGCCCTCTTTCAATATAGCTATTTTATTGGCTTGCAATCCAGTGGCCCATTTTATTGTTGTAGGCAATCTTTCAAGCTCTCTAAGAGCTCTATCAGGTTCCATTGTGCCCCACGCTGAAGTGTCTATACCTATTTCATCTAAACCGGGTATTCTTTGTATACCAGCCAGAGTTTGTTTAGCATATATTCCTTCAATGGCCATTTCAGCATCTAATTTAAAAGACTTACCATACTTTGTATCTAAAATACTGGAATGTTTATTTATAACTTCTCTTATCTTTGACGAATTACCGGTAGCTTTAGCTTGACTAATTTCACTCCTAGCTAACATAACAGCATCAGCAGTAGCATTCAGTGTAGTCTCAACATTCTTCATACCAAGCTTTCCAGCTAATGGAGCGCTGTGTACAGGTGACATATCTTCAGTAGCTTCAAAGAAAAGATTGGCTTCAAAAGTTTTCTGAGCAAGAGCGCTGCTATCTTTATCAGTAGCTATTTTAGCTTCACTTTTCTGTCTATCTAAAGCTAAGTTCTCTTGAGCTAATTGATAATTTTTATCAGCCATTTCTTTTGTGTATTCTAGTTCACGGTCAGCCCTAGCTTGCTCTGGGTCAAATAATGTATCAGCTATACCAGCAACTGTTTCCCAAACATCTGGAGCTTCTTTCAATGCTATTGGTCTGTGACTGTATACGTCACTAGCCTGCAATAAATTCCTAGCCATCTTATTCTCCTATCCTAAATCCTCAAATTCATAAGTACCAGCAGACATATCAGCAAGTACATCCTGCATGATTTGTTCTCTGTACTGTTTTCTTAAATCTTCAGAGCCGCGTGTATATTGTTCAGTAACTGCTTCTCTCTGCTTACCAGACTCTCTAATTTCTGCTCCAGTTTGACCAGCAAAACCGCTGGCTCCTGTTCCTCCAATACCCGGCATTTTCCTACCTAAATCTTGCTGCATACGGCGCTGTTGTGTAGGGTCATACGCCTGTATATTTTCTAAATATTCTGAGCCGGGAGTCTGAAGATTCATCTCTCCAAATATACTTTCTATACCAGTAGAATATATATTACTTGGTTGAATCAACTGACTCTGAGCTGATGGTGGAGGAGTATAAGCTGAAGCCGTGGCAAGAGCTGTTCCTAATGTTGACTGAGCTGTGCCTGTTGTACCTCCGCCAAATCCTGTTGGTGATGTTGGTAATCCTCCAGAACCTGAAGCTGGTAATCCTCCCATACCTGCAGACTGTGCACCATAAGTTTGAGAAGTTGGCCCATATTGATATTGCGATGGACTTGTATAACCTCCTGAGCCTGTAGTTTGAGGCCCAACTGGATTACCTTGATAATCAGTAGCATAACCACCGAACTGAAATTTCTTAAGAGGAGTACCAAGGCGCTTATCCATAGCTGGCATCATGTAATCCATTAGTGAGTAATCATCTATACTACCGCCTCTTTTATATTTATTAATATTTACAGCTGTTTTGTCAGGCAATGCGCTTTCATACATACCAGAAGGTATTGAATAATATCTCCCCATCTCTTCATTAAACTCAATAGAATTTCCTAGCCCTATCTCAGCTAGCGCCATTTCATCCCAAGTTTTGTGCCCTCTTCCCTTTAATACCATACCAGTGCGTGGGTCTAAGCTACCCATATGTCCTTCCTTATCTCTGACAGCGCCAGATTCTAATGCTGTTTTCATATCGAATCGAGAGCTTTCTGGGTCAAATTTATCAACATTACCGCCTCTTTGTTTCTTAATAGGATTAGTAAATCGTCTTGATGTAGCCTGTTTTAAATACTTCTGTAATTCAGTTTGCCAGTCTACTGCTTCAGCTATTTCCTTGGAGCCTTTACCAGTCTTCCTCATTTTTGCTAGACTTTTTAATATATCTTCTTTATTTGATGACAATATAGCCTTTATTCCGCCCTTACCCATCTGAAGAGTAGCCTTAGCTCCTCCACCCGGCATAATCATTTCCATTAATTCTTCCGGGCCCATTTCTTCTGTAGGCTGTCCAAATATATTCTTACCAGCTGGTATAGTGAATCCTCCTTCTTGCATTCTACTTAATAAACTATCTGATACCGTCCCACCATGCGAATATCCATCTTCCCTAGCTTTCTTGGAGCTTGGGTCTAGCATATTCATAAGCCAGTAAAAGAACCCGGGGCCGCCAGCGTTCTCAACAGCTTTATCTGTTATTACAAATTCACCGGGAGTAAGCATTGCCGGTACTGTATCTGTATTTCTTTCTGCCATAACTATCTCCTGTATAACATATCTATTAAAGCTCTATCATCTCTTACCATACCGCCTTCATTATATGTTGGGCCTGCGTATGCTCCACTTGTAATATTACTCCAAGGACTATATTGACCAGTTATAAGGTCTTCTCCGAAGCTAGCTCCAAAACTAGGAGGTTCTGGTAGTTGATAACCAGCCTGAGCCCATGGTTGCTGTTGTAAAACATCTGAACCACCCTCAGCTAAAGACAACATTCCTCCCAATAGACCTTGTTGTCCAGCCTGAGCTCCGAAACCAGACTGTGCATATTCAAATGGGTCTTGTTCTCCCATAGAAGCAAGTTTAAATCCACCAGAGCTCGGCATCTCACCATAAGCTCCATATCCTCCTAAGTTTTCAAGTGGCTGAACTTCTTTAAGTTGAGTTGTAAAATCCGCCAATGCATCTCCCCTGCTTTGCTGAGCTATATCACCAAGTTGCCCAGCAAATGGGTCTACAGCAGGAAGACTCATAGTAGCTTCTCCTGCTAAAGGAACTTCAGTAGCGCCTAATATTGATTCAGGCGTAGCAGCTTTAGCTTTTTCGTATGCTGCTTCAGCTCCCTCATTAAATGGAGTTAATTCTTTACCTGAATATTTACCAACGCCAAGTCTAGCTTGAGCATAATCTCCCCAAGTATCAGCTCCAGATTCTTTTAAGAATTCCTTACCGCCAGATTTAGCAGTGCTCATAGCTTGTTTACCAGCTATACCCCTATATAAATCAGTTAAGTCTCCTTCAGCAGCGCCTAGTTTTTTTCTTTCTCCCGCTAACCATTTCGACTTATCTAGCCCAGTTCCAACTTTATCGCCATAGCCAAGCTTGGCTCCAAAATATGCGCCAACACCGCTGCCAACTGTCTTAGCTGCTAGTAAAGCCCCGGGGCCAAGTATTGGAGCTAATAATGCTTTAGTACCCCATTCAGCAGCTTTACCAAAAACCTTGCCAAACAATCCTGCTTTCTTTTTCTTAGATTTTATTTGTTTAGCTCTACGCTGTACATCTTTAGTCGCTTTTGTAATAGACCTGAATCTTCCCAAATTTCCCATAACTCTACTACCGCCAGAATAAGCTGGGCCGCCATACTGCAGACCTAGTAGACTGTTTCCTATAGAACCTCCACCTTGATAACCTTGACGGTTAGGCACTGTGCCGCCGCCATAATATTCTAGTAAATTATTTTTGTATGCCATAATCTTTATCCTATTTATAATGCTTCAAAGCTAATTTCATGTTCAGAGCCAGCGCCATCCTGAAAATATAATTTATTATCAGTTTTTGTATATATTTTTCCATAATTAGCATCGTTTGATGGAGTGCTGGTTTCTTTTAAAGCTATAGCTCCACCTTCAAGCGTCAAATCCGCATTAGCCAATGGTGATACCCCAATACCCAAATTACCAGCATTGTCTAATGTCATGCCAGTAGTAAGGGTTGTAGAACTTGTCGGTGTAGTCATAAATTGTATCATAGTAGACCTGCTTGAACCAGACCATGTAGCTTGCGGCCTTGCCCTTATCTGAGCTCCATATTCAAAGGAATCTCCATCCCATCCTGACCAAAGTACACCGCCTAAAAAATCAGTAGTAGCAGAGGCATTTGTTAGGGTATCGGATGAGCGAAATAATAATTCAGGCCCGCCAGTGCTATGGTTCTCTTCAATAATAATATTAGCTGTATTATCACTGGCAGTAATATGTAATGGCGCTTCCATGGCACGCTCACCTATACCTAAATTATTTTCTATTATAGCTGAACCCTTTACTTCTAAATCTTTATCAACAAATTGATTACCATCCATAGATAAAGCAACTTTCCATAAAGCGCCTTTACTCTTTTTATACAGTGTTAGTTGTTTATTGCTTTCCTGAGCAAATACCTGCTCTCCATCTCTCATTGCCCTTACTGCAGGAGAATGACTTATTGCGCTTTTCATATCTCCTGATGCTACAGAACTTTCCTTAGCATTCTGCACTCTTCTTATATCTCTATCAAGCGTTATTGGCATTACGACACTCTCTTTTGTATTTGCCTATATACAATTGATATATCATTAATATCAAATGTCTGTCCAGCTTCTTGCTGTGGTTTTAATCTAAACTGTATACTTTGACAGGATTGTATATTATCAGCTGTAAATGTAGCAACATCCCATGCGGTAGAATCATTTAAATCACCAGAGTGTGTTCCTGCTGGTGCAACATTTGAACCAGTAGAAAAATCACTCCAACTATCCTTGCCATCTATAGAATATTCTAATGGTGTTAATTGGTCATGACTTGATTTATAAGTGGCATATACTTTATATACTTTCTTTATATGCGATGGGTCGCCAAAATCTATATCTCTGGTAGTTATATTAATTTTAGCTTGATTAGCAGAAACATCACTCCAATACCTTGTCTCAACTGTAGTTGAACCATCATAATAACAAAAGAAAAGATTACCCTGCCAGTCTGTAATGAAATTAGTATATTTCTTCTGGTCTTGAAATGCATTATTAGCAAAAATCCATGAACGTGTCTTAAAATCGTATATATAAGCATCACCACTACTAACCGAACCATTTGCCGCCACTCCACCATAATTAGCACTGGTATGGTCTGCGCCACTACAATCTTTCATTACTATCAATTGTTTACGGCGCTTCTCATAACCAACTATACTAAATCCTATAATATTAGAAGCGTACATAAAATCACTCCAAGAAGGAGGAAACAATGCATTAGCGCCACTGGTATCAGCTATTTTATTATCTATCAGATTTGTTATTTTACGACCATCATATAGATAGCATCCACTCTCATTAACCCAACATATACCATAGTCAGTGCGTGTAACAGCTGCTGGATGTTGGACACCATTATGTTTTATATTCTCTTCAAGAAACCAGTTGGTATCGGATGGAGATGATATATTAATAATCTGTACTGACTTCTGTTTAAACGCCAGTAATCTATCAGCATACTCTTCTAACTTTACATAGTTCTCGGCATCACCCTTTACAACATCAATAAAATTTGTTGATGGAAAAGTGTCAAATTTATTTGGCATACTATACATAACTCTATCACCATAAACCACAGGCTGACCTGTTTCTGAATTAATTATTTTTACATTAGCTATAAATGTGCGCCTATTGGTAACAACAGCTGTTTTCCATCCTTCATTTATACCTCCTAATGAAATCGAATCTATTGTAGGTGAATATCCATTAATTGTATCGTATGTATCTAAATTCTGTTTTAACGAATCAACAAGCTCAGTATATAATTCAGTTTCTCCAGCTCCGATATTATCAGCAAGTGGATTCCAACCAGTTAACCCTCCAACGTCACTTTCAGTTCTTTGCACATAGTCAGAGTCTAATGATGCTCTAGCTCCTTTTCTAAGACTTATATCTAGAAGTAAAGTCCAAGGTTCATCATCGCTACCGCTAGGCCTATAATATATTCTGCCACCACTTACTCGGTTTCCAAAATCTTTAATAGCTCTCACTCTTAATGTTAATCTATTACCAGCAGTTACTGTAAAGGTATTACTTGACGTTGGTATATATAATAATGATTCTTGATTATCATCATATATAAAACTTGTCGCTATCTGATAAGTATCTGCAATCCATGTGCTCGCGGTATCTGCTACCTCTATAAAACTTAAGTTAAAACCGGCTCCTGCTGTAGGATATAGCCCTGAACTTCCAGCTCCAGCAGTAGTATCAACAGCAGCTACTGTTGGCGCTGGGAGAGAATTTAATTCACTCTTAAAATCATGAATCGTATTTTGTATTAATACGTTATTAGATGTAGTATTCTCAAAATGTACACGCTCTATATATCCAAACCATCTAATTATAGAAGAATTCTCAAAATCAGTATCACAAGCTCTTATTGCATTATCAACAAAATAATATGATATCTTCGAGTCATTAGTAGCCAACATTGTATTGGTTCCGTCACTTCTTAAATTCATCTGGCTAACATCCCAAGCTGATGAACCCTGCGTTCTCTTCCATATATCTACAGTACCAGTAGCAGCATCTGCAAGAGCAACAAAGGTCTCCCCTATTACATGGCGTTTTATTACAGCTGAAGTATCTGCTTCTGAAACCGGAGATGGAGATATTTTTAAATTTTCAGTAGATGCTGAAAAAACTTTATAAAAACCATTATTTTTAGCAGTACCAGTTACAGATATTACACTTCCTACTGGAAACTTTGAATAAGCATTGCTGTCCTGAGTCTCTATTGTATTAGATGGAGCTTCATCTGCGGCAAAATCTATATTTGAACTACCGGTAATTTTATAACTAGAATTTTCCACTCCATAATCAGATTCAAATACCGCTAATCCATAACCTGAAGTTGCAGTAGCTGTCGCGTCAGCAATAGTACCCTCATACCCAGCTTCTCCTCCCCTAGTACGTATAGCGCCCTGCTTGTCTATCATTATATCTACACCATTAGCAAGCTCATTATCCTTCAAATCGCGTGGGTCTTTCAGGTTATTTATACCGCCTGAAAAATTGTTCATTGTATATGTTTGCTTAGGCACTACGCTGACCTCACTAAAAAGTCTTCCACTGTTCCTCTGCCAGCCATACTGTTATAGTACTTCTTCCAGTACTCAGCCTGACCTTCAGCGCTTGATGGTAATGGTTTAGGTATGCGTCTATAATGTAGGCGACACATCGCTATCTGTACTGCAACATTGGTCTCCAGTAGAAAATCCCAGTCTTCTTCCTTGGGGTCTACAAAATAGGATAGCTTAACCATAGTAGCATCAGACACTTTACGCATCAGGTCTTTACGATAATGCAAATAGTTCTTGCATATATCTACAGAGACCCATGGCTCGCATTGAAAAAGACCCCTAGCAGGCCCTTTTATCTGTTTTAGGTACTTATACCCGCTCTCTACCTTTCCAGTCTTATATACAAGCTCTGAGGCTTCCGGAGAGTATAAATCCATCTTCTTTAAAATGCGCTCTATAAGGTCTTTAACTTGCGACTGGTTCAGCATACTGTTCTATAAGCTCTTTTTAAGTTGACCAAGCCAAGCGTCATCCAGCTTTGTCTTGGTTGATTTAACATACTTATCAGCTAGGCTTAAAAACATCTCTTTCAAGAATGCTTCGCTAAGAAATGCCTTAGCTCCCTTAACTAATATGCCTCTGACAAACGGAATATATGCGGCTCCTCCCAGAGCTACAACTGTACCCAGTACTGCCTGCCAGTTATCTTTTAATAAATCCATGTTTTACCCTTTCGTAAATAGATAGCCAAATAAACTTGAGAATATAACAGACAGCATAGCACCTATGGCTCTAACGCCCGACATACTACTCTCTAACACTCTTACCCGACCATTCTGTTCTTTGATTAATACCTTTACTTCGTCCAGTGAATCTTTAATATGATGGATATCGGAACCCTGCTTAGCGCTCATTAATGTTAGTTCCTCCAGCCGTGACTGTACACCAGACCTGTAGCTTTCAACTTCCTTATGATTCATCGCTTTCTCCCGCCTTGACCACGATAACTCTTGAACTTTTTTTTGGTTCCTCGACCATTTCCTATTCTAGTTTTCTTCATCTTTTTCACTTACCATTTATCCTGCCCTTCATAAAATTCATATCATCACTGATATCATTTATTTCTTTCAGCATATCTTCATGACGCCTGTCCCTTGATTCATCTGAACGATTCCAGCGGTCTATAAGCTTTATAGTCATATTCTCTATTTCATGAAGTTTCTTCATTAAAGTCTTCTGCATAAAAACTATCTGCGCGGCAAACAGAATTATAATAACTCCTATCGCTCCATATTCTGCATACGTTTCCAACATCACTCACCGATGAACCTTTCGATTAAATCGTAATTCCTTACTGCTATAAACAACACCATTACGAAGACTGCTGGAGCCAGTAACGGTGACTTTACCTGACTTAGAATCAAAGAGTTGTCCCCAACTATTTTCAGAATCAATAGTGATTCTATTACCCACAATATTATGCTTAGTTGTCTCACTCATAACTCACACTTACATAGGCCATTGGTGTTGTATTTTGTAAATATTCCCCCGGAATAAAAGCAGTATTAATACCAGAATAATGGCCCAATATCTTTTTTCCGCTTTCTAAAAATATCTCTTTAGTCCCAGACCACGCCACACTATCATCTGTAATAAGGTAGGCATGGAAATAAGCATCATACTCCCCCTCTTCAAGATGATAAATATAGTAAGTAAACTCTGGATACCATGTATTCTCATAATCATAATTTGGCCTAGCATCGCACCAAAAATACAGAGGTACTTTATTCTGTGCATCAATGATACGGTTTTCATAGGTAACATAATCATCACCACACGATGTTAATAACAATGAAAAGTACAACAATAATTCCCAAGGAAATGCCAGTGCTAGTATTAATTTTTTCATTTCTCTATTGGTTTGTCTGTCATTTCTGGCATACCACAAGTATGTGCTTCTTGCCCTCTACAGCATTGTGGCGTAGTATCTTCTGGCTCAGGTTGTATACCTACACAAGATGTAATCATAAATAATATTAGTATTAATTTTTTCATTTCTCTTTTTTAAACATCTTCTGCAAGAGGCTTTTATTTATCTCTTCCAATTCAGCATTTCGTGAATTTTCTATTACCATTAATCTTTTATCTATAGCGCTGTAATTCATCTTTAATTCAGATATATCAGATTTCAATGTAAACCATGCTGTCACCATAGCGCCAATTAATCCTACTAATTGAACTAACCAGCGTATATTTATAGTCACATTCAAGCTGTCGTCTATTTTCGCCACTTACACCACCATCCATGCCGCTAATCCTATCTCAACTACTAAATCTGATATTGTATTATTAAGCCATTTCTGTTTACTGCTGTATGGTTTCCAGCCTTCTATTTCCCATTCCAATACTTCCCAAGCAACACCAATAATAGCAACCCATCCAACTGCCCATATATCTGAGGCTCCGCACCATAGTGCTGCCTTACATATAAATGCACCAGCCGCCATATGTACTGCTGTCCAATGGTCTAGCCAGCCATTTCCTGTTAAATAACCTACTATTCCATGATGAAAATCTAACTTCATAATTCACTCACTTTCGCTAATAAAGCGTCTTTAGTATCGCTTGCGGAATATTCAATATTTCTTACACTTAAAAATTCTTTTATAGTATCCTTAGAGTCTGAGCCTGATGGATGGTCAGCCTTTACTGTAGCCACTCCATTTATAAGCTTGGTCTTACCTATTATCAACCGGCCATGCGTATCACTATGTTTCTTAGAGCATTCAGCGTCATAGAACTCTTCAGCGGTCTTAAAACTATTTGTTTTTTTCTCTACGCTACCATCAACATCAACAAAATAATTATAGGACGAAGGGTAAGTCAGGGTTTCAGTACTGCCGTCACGGTATTTCTTTATACGAGTAACACCCGGCGTTGCATTTCTATGAATACGTATACGATGACCCTGACTACACCTTCTTATAATCATGCTACTGCTTCTACCTCTTCAGGTTGTTCTTCAGCTTCTTCAGCAGTAAGTGATTCTCGAAGCCTGACAATGAACGCCTCTTTACCAACCTCTAACTGCTCACGCATGAAAGCATTGGTA